GCCAGGTTCCTTATACCGTCTACGGCGCGGTGCGCGACAAGCAGACGGGGCAGGCAATCGAGCTGAAGTCGACGATGTGGGGCCGCATGGCCAAGCTCGACATGGGCACCTATAAGCGCGGAGACGCCGCCGAGCAGACGCACGAGATCAAGGAAATCACCCGCTACGGCCTCTACTGGAACAAGGTCGAGCTCTACTACTATGATTTCTTCGCCTCGATTTGGCGCGTCGACGGCGTCGATCAATACGCCGACGTGAACGGGATTCTGCGCATCAGCGGCGGCGGGTGAGGGCTCGCCTCAACCTAGCCGCGTGTGGCGCTCGCTAATCCTGCTGCGAGTGCCGTGCGGCAATGGGGGCAAATCGTCGCATCGGTGCGGACGAATTCCCGGCAGGCCGGGCAACGAACTTCGCCGTGCGCGGCGGCTTTGCGCTCGGCGCGTCGGTTGAGCAAATCAGGGTCCGCGCGCATGACGATCGTGCTGAGGAGGGCAACCGGGAAACAGAGTGCTCCGAAGGCCCAGTGAAACAAAAACGAATGGCCTTTGCGGCGCGCGATCAGGCCGGGAATTAGACCGAGCGGGATGGCGTAGAACAAGAGCGACAGGCCGCCCATTGCGTTTCTCCTATTTTAGAGCCGCCCGCTGATCGCTTTTTCAACCAAAAGCCGAATTGCCTCCGCCCGAGACGGGATGGGGGTTTGCGAGCGTCGCCAATCGTCCAATAGCGCCAAGAATGCTGCGGATGTGCGCATTTGGAAAATCTTATCGTTTTGAAGTTTCTGCGTCGCCATGATGTTTCATGTAATTCATGTAGTGACATTAGTCAAGGAGAATCCATGACTGACGAAGCCAAGCCCCTCCCGAAATTCGTCGGCGGCGCGGCGCGCCTGCGCAGCGTGCCGCTGTCCTATCCGGTTGAATATGACGGGGCCGTCTACAACGAAATCGTCCTCGCGCGGCTAACGGCGGCCGAGGTCGCCGCGTTTCAAGATGCAGCGGCCAAGCTGCCCGATGGGGCGTCGCCCGAATGGCCGATCTATCGCAACGCTGACGGTAAGCCGTTGCCGGAAGCTGTACTTGCCGCGCTCGATGACGACGACAAATTCGAACTGGACAAGGCGCTACGCGATTTTTTGCCCCGCCGGTTCCAGGCCGCCCTGGCGAACGCTTTAGCCCGGTCGACTGGCGCCTCTACCGCCTCGCCATAGGCAGCGTCGCGCACTGGAGCCTGGCAGATTTGATGACGATGGCCTGGGACGATTTCATTGCTGAACTGATTGAGGTTCGGCGCTTCGAGGGATGGGATAAATGACCAGCCTGATCTCGGCGCTGTCGCTCGTTCTTAAGGACGACGTATCCAAGCCCGCGCGCACGGTCGCGATGGCGCTGAAGGACGTCGAAGCCAACATCAAGCTTGTCGCCAAAGAGATGGCGGGGGCGGGGGCGAGCGACAAGTTCGTCGCCTCGCTCGCCAAGCTGAAGCTGTCGAAAGCCGACATCGAGTCGGTCGCCGCCGCTTGGCGCGATTACGCCAAGTCGGCGGCGCTGGCGGCCGATTCGTCGCAATGGACCGCCGGGCAGATCGCCGGCGTGCGCAATTGGGAGCGCGCCAACCTCTCGGCGCTGCGCACCGTCAAGGCCGAACAGCAGGCTTACGCCCGTTCGCTCCGCGCCATGCCGCAGCAGCAGCCCGGCATGATGCGCCAGGCCGGCGGCGCGATTGGCGGCCTGCTGCCCTTCGCCGGCCCGGCGATCCTCAAGGTCGTCGCCGACGGCCTCAAAGGTGCTAGCGCCATCCAGGCGCAAGACATCGCCAACCGGGTGGCGGCGATCCCGCCAGCCGAGGCGGCAGCCGCCAGCCGCCAGGCGGTGTCGCTGTCGGCAAAATACACCAATCTCAACACCGAGGAGCTGCTGCAACTCTATCGGGAAGTGCGGTCAGTGCTGCCAAACTCGTCCGAAGTCCCTGGCATGATGGACCCGGCAGCGCGCGCGAAAGCTGTGATGGCGGCGGGCGGCCTCGACACGTCGGGCCTGATCTTCGCACTGAAGGCGGCCGAACTGGTCGGTTCCGCCAAGACACCGGAGAAGCTCACAGCGTTTCTTAACGCATTCCTCAAGGCACAGCAGGTCGAAGGCAAGACGATTACACCGGAAGGCCTGTACGACTTCGCCCAGCAATTGAAGGCGGCGGCGCCGAATCTGTCGCCGTCGTTCGTCAACACCCTCGGTCCGTTGCTCGCCCAGGAAATGCAAGGCGGCAAGGCCGGCACGTCCGTGCAGCAGTTCGAGAAGCAACTGCAGGGCGGCTTCCAAGGCAACTTGCATATGGCGGCCAAGGAGTTCGTCTCTCTCGGCCTAGCTAAGAAGAGTGACTTTGAGACGACCAAGACCGGCGATATCAAAGGCATGAAGCGCGGCCATGAGGTCGTTGGGGCCAATCTCGCCAACACCGACCCGGACAAGTGGGTCTACAAGGTGCTGGTCCCGGCGCTGCGCAAGGCCGGCTTCAAGACCACTGAGGAGATGATCAAGGAACTGCCGCGGCTGTTCCCGAACACCAATGCCGCCAACCTGGTCGCGAAGTTCATCCAACAGCAGGATCAGTGGACGGCGAAAGAGGAACGGATCAGCGCTGGCGCCGGCCTCAATGCCTACGAGGATCAATCTCAAGGCGCCGGCGTCGCCTTCGGCGCGCTGAAGACACAGGTCCAAGATCTTGTCTCGGTGTTTGACAGCCCAGCGATGAAGGGGATTGGAGGCGGTCTGTCAGCGCTAGCGTCGGGCATTGGCGCGGCGAAGATCGAGGTCGATCAGCTTGCACAAGCGTTTCCCGGCGCGGCGCGCGGGCTTGCCGACGTCGCGACCGCCGCTGGTCTGGCCGCTGGCGGCTTCCTGACGCTGAAACTGTTCACTGGCTTCACCGGCGGCTTCGGCCTCAAGAGTTCGGCCGTGGCGCTTGACGCGTCAGCGGCCGAACTCTCCGCTGCGGCGGCGCGGCTCGGCGTCGGCGGCATTGCCGGCGCGGGGGCGGGCGCCGCGGCGGCCGAAGCGGGGGCTGGCGGTCTCGGGTTGTGGGCCGGCATAAAATTCGGCCTTGGCCGCCTGGCGTAAAAGACGCGCGCGACGCCGCGACGGGCATCCCGTCCGATGTGCTCGGCAATCCCGACGCCACCCGCGAGCAGGTGCTGGTGGCGCTGCTTGACGCCAAGAAGCACAGCGACGGCGGGTTCCTCGCCGGCGTGACGATCGCCAACCTGGAAAAGCAACTGCAGGAGATCGACGATCCCGACAAGCGCCCGGCGTGGCAGCGGCTCCGTGACACCATCTGGCCGCTGAAGGACCCTGCGTTGACTGGCCCCGGCTCATTCAAACCGAGCGCCCAAGACAAGGCGATGGCCGGGGCTTACGGCATCCAGATCCCCGACGTCAAACCTAAGGCCGACGAAGGCAAGGCGGCGCTCGATCAACTCAACGCCACTGTCAAGCCCGACGTCGACCTATCGTCGATCGACGCGGCGATCGCCAAGATCATGCAACTGCGCGACGGGCTCGCTTCGCTCGGCCGGCTCGGCGGCGCCTCGATCCCCTCACTCGGCGCGACGCGGCGCGGCAGCTTCACCACAGCATGGCCGGGGGACTAGCGCATGCTCTACATGCTCGGCGGGGTCGTCTTCGAACTCGTCCCGACTAACCTCGACGCTGCGACGCGCGAGCGCGGCCAGGATTGGGCGGCCAAGGCGATTGTCGGCGCGCAGAAGCCGCGCGAAGCGATGGGCGTCGCCGACGCGCCGGTGACATTGTCGGGTAAGCTGTTTCCGCACCGCTACGGCATGGGCGACCTCGAGACGCTGGCCGATATGGCGCAGGGAACCGCGCCGCAGATGTTGATCCGCGGCGACGGAACCGTGCTCGGCTGGCACTGCGTCGAGCGGGTCAAGGAAAAACACGCCTATCTCGACGCCGAGGGCGTCGGCCGGGTGATCGACTTCGACGTTACGCTGACGCAATCGCCGACCGGCGCCGGCGCGGGCGCGATGATGTCGCTGCTGCAGGGGCTGTTCTGATGGCGACCCTGCAAACCATGATCTTCCCCAACCCCGACACGCCGCTCGACTTGCTGCTGTTCGTCGCGCTGAAGCGCGAGGTCGGCGGCCTGGTCGAAGACACGCTGGCGCGCAATCCGGGCCTGGCGGCGCTGGGGCCGTTTCCGCCCAAGGGGACGTCAATCATCGTTTCCGTCCCGTCGCCGGCCTCGGCAACGCCGCCGACGCCAGTGGTGAGGCTCTACTGATGAGCGAAGCCGCCTATCGCATTGTCATCGACGGCTCCGATGTCTCCAGCGCGTTCAACCCGGTGTTGATGTCGCTGACAATCACCGATTCCGACGGCGGCAAGGCCGACACCTGCGGGATGGAGTTCGACGATTCCGGCGGCCAGATCGAGTTGCCGGCGCCCGGCGCGGCGATCGAAGCGTTGCTGTGGTGGGTCGATCCGCCGGCCGGCGCCAGCGCAGGAGCGGTGCAATTCACCGGCGTCACCGACGAGCCGAAGTCGCACGGCTCGCGCAGCCGCGGTCGGGTCCTGTCGATCTCGGCCAAGTCCGCCGACCTCAAAGGCAAAGGCAAGCACAAGAATTCGAAGCATAAGGACAATTCCAGCTTCGGCGACGTCGCCAAGCAATGGGGCTCGGCGGCCGGCTATCAGGTCAGCGTGGATTCCTCGCTCGCCTCGGTTCAGCGCGACTATTGGGCGATGGCGAACGAATCGTTCCTCGCTTGGGGAACACGCATCGCTGACGATCTCGGCGCGACCTTCAAGACCGCCTTCCCGAAGGCGGCCTTCGTCCCCCTCGACTCCGGCTCTTCAACCTCCGGCGCCGCGCTGGCGGGCGTGACGGCGACGGCCGGCGTCAACCTGATCGAGTGGGACGTCGCGCCGACGCTGTCGCGCGGAATCTATCAGAACGCCAAGGTGCGCTGGTACGACCACACTAAGGCGCAATGGAACATCGCCAGCGAGAGTGTCGGCGATGATGGCGCTGAAGCCGACCTGACCGACACATTCAAGGCCGCCGACAAGGGTCGCGCGACAACGCGCGCCAAAGGCCGCGCCGCCAAGACCAAACGCAAAAAAGGCGAGGGGCACAGCGTCGAGATCGACGGTGATCCAGCCGCGATGTCGCAAGCGAACCTGACCATCGTCGGCGCCCGCCCCGGCGTCGACGGGCAATACCGGATCAAGACTGCGACGCACAAATACGTCCGCGGCGGCGGCTGGACGACGCATTGCGTCCTCGACCAGCCGCAAGGCGCGGCGGGAACCGACAGCCGCGCCAAAGCGTCATCGAGCGATGCAACGTCGGCGAGCGACGCGACATCGGTGAGCGGCGCCTACAACCCGCTGTCGTCGGGCGGAACTTACTCGCCCGGAACGTAACCGCGGTCTCGACCGCTGACTGACCCAACCGAAAGGCTGAGCCATGCCCGACCCGCTCTTGTCGCGGGGCGTCTTGCGACGTCTCGCGCTCACGCTCGCTCTCACGCTTGCCGTCGTCGTCACGGCGTTGACGCCGCGCGCCGCCCACGCTTGGGGG